AGGACTGGAAGTTCCGAGTGCTGCCTATTGACAGCTGGGGCAGACCTCAGCAAGAAGATGCCGTCGCGCCAAAGGCATTCAAATATACCGCCGATGAAATCAAGCAGTGGATAACCGACCACCAGGGAGACATGCTATGGCCAGCCACTCTCACTGACATACGCAACATAATATTCAAGGAGGCATGCGGAGTGAAGGCAAGCAACGACCTACAGCAATGTATCAATATAGCCATCAACAGCCGATACATCATACCACAACCTGCTGAAGAGTTCACAGCCAACCAGAAGAAGCCTAAATACTACCTCAATGCTGAGGTGATTGAAATAAGAACCATACCATTTTAATACAACTATGACAAAAGAACAATTAGAACAAGCAACGCTCCAGATAGTGATAGCAAACTTCCAAGACCCTAACACTACACCAAGTTTTGACAACTACAACATCGAAGACATTACAGATGCCGTCAGACTGGCTGCAACAGTTGAAAAAGTATGCGCTGATTATATGCGCGGCAAATTTTCCTAAAATCTAAATATATATAAGATATATATTTATTGCAATTTTCCGAAAGACGGATGCACTCCCCTTTACCCATTTCCTCGCCCTGATATGGGGGCGAGGAAAGAAAGGGTAAGACGGGGAGCGTGCAACGCGCCCTCGCGCACGCGAATTGGCTTTTATAGGGAGTGATTAAGGATTACTTAACAACTGAATAGATATGGAGAAAAGGATTGAAATCAAGACGCGCAAGACGGGCTACGAGCTCGTCATCAACAAGGAGAGTTATTTCTACTTCAGCGAGCAGGAGCTGCTGACGGGATTCATATACCACCTGGGCATGGGTGTGAAGGCAAGCACACCTATGGAGAAAATGGAGAGAGCTATCAAGCTATACCAGCAGGACGAGGGCAAGATGGCTAAGAGACTCGACGAACTGACTGCGGAACTGGCAGCCGCCAAGCGGTGCATAGAGAAGCAGACGAAAACGATACAGAAGGCGCATAATCGCCTGTCATACTACAATAAGAAATACGCACAGATATTTGAAGAAGACGACGAGGAGGAATAATCATGATTGACGACTTCACCATACAGCGAATAAAAGACGCTGCCAACATAGTGGACGTGATGGAGGAGCTGGGCTTCGACCTCAAGAAGCGAGGAAACGCCTACGAGTGCCTGTGTCCGTTCCATGACGATAGGCACATCGGCTCGTTCAAGGTATCACCCACCAAGAACATGGCAACGTGCTTCGCGTGCGGTTGGAGCGGCGGACCTATCGACTTCCTTATGGAGCACGAGCACCTGAGTTACCCCGATGCACTGCGGTGGTTAGGTAAGAAGTACGGCATAGAGGTGGAGGGCTCAGAGAACTTCACCGTGAAGCCGTCAGTGCCAAGACCGCAACTGCCACCCCTGCCTATGCTGGTGCTGCCTATGTGGATGGTGGACACAAGACAGACATCACCCAATGCCCCACTCGTCAACTGGCTCATCACGGGCATAGCGTGGGATGACTGCCAATTGCAACGGCTATTCGACTACCTCCTGGACTACCACGTGGGCGAGAGCAGAGACGGTAGAACTATATGGTGGCAGATAGACGAACAGCAGAGGGTAAGGACTGGCAAACTGATGAAGTACAAGCCAGACGGTCATCGAGACAAGGAGAGCAACCCCACATGGATACACTCTATGCTATACCAAGACCCACGCACAGGCTACTCAGCTGACGCAACGGAAATGAAGCAGACGCTGTTTGGTATGCACTTGCTCAACAAGTACACCAGAGGCAGACAGGTGCAAGACGTGTGCATAGTGGAGAGTGAGAAGACAGCCCTGCTCATGGCGACGGCATACGGCAACCACGCTGGGCAGGTGTGGATGGCATGTGGTGGAAAGAACAACATCAACCCTGAGAAGCTCAAGCCTATCATAGAGCAAGGCAGACCTATCCGCCTATACCCAGACCGCGACGCAATACAGCAATGGCAACTGGCGGCTGAGCGACTGAAGTATAAGAAGGTGATAGTTGACACCACGCTCGTAACCAAACACTGGAAAGAATGTGACGGAGAAAAAGCAGACTGCGGTGACGTGATAGTGCGCATCACCAACGAATCCAAACACCTACCCAAACCACTCTCACGCCTCATGATGGAGAACCCGCGACTGCGAGTGCTCATAGAAAAACTCAAACTACAACCCAAACAATAACCACATGCAAGACAATGAACGCTTCCAGGTGCTGAACACGAAGGTGAGCCCTGACGCATGGTTACACATGAATGCACTGGCGCAAAGGTTAGGCACTACGGTGTATGACCTTGTGCAAATGGTGTGCGATGTGTTCTTGCGATACAAGGACGATAGGCACAACCTATCGCCAGAGATGGAGCGTGTCATGCAAGTGTTCGACCATCTCAAGGCATGGCAAAAGACGTTCAACCTTGCTGACGCTACGGTGCAGAGAGAGGTAGGTGAAGCAACGTACTTCTTGCAAGAACCCCAGGGCAAAAAGCATGGCGTGAGGGCGGTGCATGTCACTAAGCCATACTTTGGTGAGCGCACCCAGACGGTGAACGTGCAAGAGATATTCGACAGGACTATTCGCCTAATGTTTCCTGACCGTTACGACCGCCTCCACAAGATGAGGGTGGAGATGGATTGCAACTCGCTGCTGGATATGCTCGACCAACTGCTGGAAGAACACCAGCGCGAGCAGGACAGTGAAGAGCTCAGACAGATGTTTGAGGATTGCAACCGCCATGAATGGGGTAGAAAGATAGCCTACGGCAAGCGCACAAAGCGAGTGAAGCACCACAACGTGGATGAGATGCAAGGGCTGTTTGACAATGAGCAGTACGAGGGTGGCACTGAGGACGACCTCGGATGCCTGTACCCAGGCAACGGGAACGGGAACGATAACGGGAACTAATTAAAGACAACAAGGACAACAAGGACAACAATATACGGAGAAAATAACCATATTATTAACAACTTAAAAAAACGAACTATTATGAAGAGTATTAAATTCCGCATGACGGGCACATGTCCTCTCATGCTCAACAACCCACAGACAGTGAACCCAATGAACGAGTACACTAAGGCAATCAGTGAGCTGACATCTAAGCGCAAGAAGACAGACGAAGACCAGAATGAAATCTTCCACCTCAAGTTCCTTGCGTCTTGTTACTGGAACAGCAAGGGTCAGTACATCCTACCAGCCAACATGATAGCCAAGTCGTTCGAGGCTGGCGCAAAGGAGAATAAGCTCGGAGCCAAGTTCCAACGCTCAGTGTTTGTGTTCAACGATGGCGTGCTGAAGTTTGACCACAACGGTTGCACACCTGAAGAGTTATGGACTGACCACTCAGAGACCTACGTGGACATCCGTCCTGTGGGCATCATGAAGGCAAAGGTGGTGACCGCTCGCATGATAATACCAGAGTGGAGTCTTGAGGGTGAGTTGCACTTCGACGAGACACAGCTCAACAAGAGTGAGGTGTGGCTTGCCATGACCAACGCAGGACTACGCTACGGCATAGGCACATATCGTCAGTGCTATGGCAGATACAAGATTGAAGAAATAAAAACAAAATAACGTAGCCTGGCTGAGTCTGGTGAAGTACAGCGGAGCCAAGTATAGGCGAGCAAGGCTGAGCAAAGCAAAGTTACATCCAAACGAAGCTGAGTCTAGCTCAGCGAAGTATAGTGGAGCGCGGCTGAGTCTAGCCTAGCAGAGCAAAGCAGAGTAATATCCAAACATAGCATAGCAGAGCCTGGCAGAGTGAAGTCTGGCGGAGCGGAGCGGAGTAAAGTTCAGCTGAGCACAGCACAGTTACATCCAAACGTAGCGCAGCGAGGTAGAGTGGAGCGGAGCAAAGCAAAGCGGAGACAAGCAAAGTAATATCTAAACCAAGCACAGTTAAGATAAGTACAGCATAGCAGAGCACAGCGCAGTAATATCCAAACCAAGCGTAGCAGAGCATAGCTAAGATGAGCATAGCTGAGCATAGCAAAGCACGGCGCAGTAACATCCAAACGTAGCAGAGCGAAGCTAAGCAGAGCAAAGCAAAGCATAGCACAGTTATTTATTAAACAGCAAACAATATGACATACAAAGAAGCACTACAGGTATCCAGGCGTAAGCGTCTGGTGCCTGACGATAAGTTTGAGCGACACATGAAGCGAGCAAAGAGGAACGACCATAGCAGCCGCAAATCTATCTTCAAACTACAAACCCAAGACGGTGAGACACGTCACAAGTATCTACACTCACTATGCAATGAGCAGAGACCCACGATACCAGAAGCTGCTGAACGATAAGCGATGGAAGATGCTGAGAGCTGAGGTGTTCAAGCGCACCAACGGACTGTGCGAGGAATGCCTTCAGCAAGGCATCTACACGCCTGGCGTGGACGTGCACCACATCACGCCAGTGGAGACAGCCAAGAGCATTCAGGAGATGGAGCGACTGACATACACGCCAAGCAACTGCCGTTTGCTCTGCATACCGTGCCACATCAAGACGCACCAAGCTATGCACACTCACACCAAGGAGAAGGTAGCCGAGAACAAGGCACGAAGGCATCAGCGATTCATGGAAAGGAACGATCCAAACTATAGGAGTGAAGAATGAAGAATGAAGAATCGACATAACACTGAGGTAGTAGGAATACCTAATGGTCCTGGGATGGCCTGACAGATGATAAGTCAGCCGACGGGTGCGCTCGCTCAACCTGGGCGTACCCGTTTTTCTTTCAAGCGACCCGACTCCCAAAT